GTGGAGTGGTAACCAAGGTATAAATGGTGTAAGTGACTTTTTGAATAACGAATCTATACAAGATATAACAAAAACTGATTTGTTTAACAAAGGATTAACCTCTCTACAAAATGCAGGCATTGTTACTGGATTAGAAAATGAAGCCTCCCTTGCAGGATTAGTTAGTGGCGCAAGTAAATTTGGAGTTGATGCAGTTAAAAAATGGACTCAAGGTGCAGGCGTACTTGGCGAAACTTTGGCAGGTTCGTTTAGTGCAAAGATCACAAGCGGTGATATGGACGCACTAGTTAGAGGCGGGCAATATGCAGTTAGTTTAACACAAGAAAAAATTAGTGATGCAGTGCAAGGGTTTTCAACAGGTACCGTTGGTGTTACTGGTACAACTATCAGAACTACAATTGATAGTGCAGTACAGTCTGGTATAGCAAGTAAAAAAGTTAATGGAATTAGTACCTAGACTAGGACAATAAATACAGTATGGCAGAGATAATCGGATATAGCACAATAGACAGGTACAAAACATACACTGTAACAGATTTTGAAATAATAAAGCAAGATCTATCTAACGCTTTAAACATACGTCAAGGTGAAATGCCAGGGCGACCCGATGTTGGTACTATCATGTGGAGTTTTATATACGAACCACAAAATGCACAAACCTCACAAGCAGTTATAAACGAAATACAGAGAGTTGTTGCACAAGACCCAAGAATTGAAGTAGCAGATATAAATGTGTTTTCACAGGAAAATGGAATACTAGTTGAATTGGAAGTACAAACAATACAAGGACAAGATGCCCGCATGCTGACAGTATTCTTTGATAATCAAACACAACGAGCCTCTCTGTCAGACGTGTAGTATAAACTACCCAGTTTATAATGTTCATAAATACTAGGTAAGGATAGATACACATGGCTAAAACTACAAGACAAACCAGTATATTTGGTGTTGAAGATTGGAAGAGAATCTACCAGACATATCGTGAAGCAGACTTTCAGAGTTATGACTTTGAAACACTTCGCAAGAGCTTTATAGACTACATTCGCTTGTACTATCCTGAAAGTTTTAACGACTATATTGAATCAAGTGAGTTTATTGCTCTACTAGATGTTATGGCGTTTATGGGACAAGCAGGTAGTTTCCGTAACGATTTAAACACTAGAGAAAACTTCATTGATACTGCTGAAAGACGAGATAGTGTAGTACGTCTTGCTGAGCTAGTAAGTTATACTCCAAAGCGTAATACAGCGGCATCTGGTTTTTTAAAAGTACAAAGTATCAGCACCACAGAAGGTGTACTTGATTTTACCGGTGTAAATCTTTCAAACATCACAGTTAATTGGAATGATACTACTAACGCAAACTGGTTAGAACAATTTACAGTTATTGTTAATAGTGCGTTAACCAACAGTCAAAGATTTGGACGTCCAGGAAACTCGCAGACAATACTTGGTGTGCAAACAGACGAATATGCAATTAACCTTATACAAGGATTTCTCCCAGTAATACCATTTACTAATACAGTCAATGGTACTAGTATGGCATTTGAAGCAGTGTGTGCAACATCACAAGATCAAACATATGTGTATGAACCTGCTCCGGCACCAAACGGTGCATTTAACATGCTTTATAAAAATGACAAACAAGGATATGCCAGTGCCAATACAGGTTTCTTTTTCTTATTCAAACAAGGTAGTTTACAAGATGTAGATTTTAATCTTGGAGAACGTATTAGTAATAGAGTTGTCAGTGTCAATATTGAAGGTATTAACAACGAAGATACATGGTTGTACCAAATAAATTCAACAGGCAATATTCAAAATCAATGGTCCTACGTAGAAAACATCTATAGCGGAGCAGTTGAAGAACTTACTCCTGAACAACGTAGATATTTTACTATTACATCAAGAACAAATGATCAGATTAACTTGAACTTTGGAGACGGTGTGTTTAGTAGCATTCCAGTTGGATCTTTTAGGACTTATGTTCGTTCATCCAATGGATTAAGTTATATTATTAACGCTGACGAAATGCAAAATGTGACTATCTCCATAGGATATGTTAGTAGAACAGGACGCAATGAAACTCTAACATTAAGTTGTGCTCTTACACAACCTGTTAGTAATGCTGCCAACAGAGAAAATATCAACGATATCAAGCAAAGAGCTCCTGCAAGGTTTTACACACAAAACAGAATGGTTAACGGTGAAGACTATAATAACTTTCCATACACTTTATACAGTACTATTATTAAATCAAAAGCAGTTAATAGAAGTTCGATAGGAACTTCAAGATATCTTGATTTAGTTGACATTACAGGCAAGTATTCAAGTACAAATGTTTTTGCCAGTGATGGTATGATATACGAAAACACTGCTGTTCCAAGTTTTACATTTACATTTATCGATCAAAATGACATTACAGATGTTATAGTAAATCAAGTCGAGCCTGTACTAGCAAGCCGTGGTATGCAAGAGTTTTATTATGAAAATTTCAATCGTCCAAGTTTAACAACTTTAAATTTAAACTGGAGCCAAAGTACAACTGCAAACAACGAAACAACAGGTTATTTTAAATTTGTTTCAAGTGGTGCACCAGCACCAGTCGGACCACAAGCAAGTGACAATAAACAATATATTGCGTTAGGTGGTTTAATTAAGTTTGTTCCACCAAGTGGATATTACTTTAACGAATTTAACAGGTTAATTGCAGGATCTCCTACTCTACCCGGAGACAAAATGGTATTATGGGCAACAGTATCGGCCTTAGAACTGGATGGTACTAATTTTGGAACTGGTAATAATGCAGACGGAACAGGTCCTGTAACACTTAATAATTTTATTCCAACACTGGCAGTACCAACACAAGTAATTCCAAATTTTGTTACTGATTTACCAACCAGTATCGAAACTACCATGCGTGAGCAAATTGAACTTTATAGAAATTTTGGACTTGGGTACAATAACTTAACCGGAACTTGGTATGTTATTACAACAACTAATTTAAATTCAGCAATAACATTTAGTCTTGCAAATGCACAGAGTACAACAGGAACCGGACAGGACAACTCCTGGTTAGTAGCATTTGAAACAGATGGAGTAACATATACAGTTAGTTCAAGAAGTTTACAACGTTTTTGGGCTAGTGTTCTCGAAACAAGATTCTTTTATGATGGCACACAAAAAGTTTACGATCCTAAAACAGGAACAGTTATCAACGACTTTATCAACGTTTTAAAAACCAATAGCTTACCAGATTCAAGTGCGACACTAAACAGTGATGAAGTACTTGATATTATCGATCAACCTGTGGAAACAGATGGGTTCATTGATGACTTCCGTGTTAGAATATCATACAAAGATTCTGATAATGACGGTGTACCGGACAATCCAGACTATTTTCAAACTCTAGTTGATCCAACTGTGAATCCAAATAATAAAAGAGTTTACTTACAACAAACAATTGATTTTGATAATCTTGAAAGATATATTCCGCTTGCAGGTGGTGTTGTAAATGGTACACTAGCAACCGAAGCAGCAATCGAATTAGTTAAAAGTGAATATCCAGATGCACAAATATTTTATGCTTATACTGATAAGAAATTTTACAAGTTAACAGTTGCCTATGATGGTCTTAGAACTATTGCACAAGTTACTGGTTATATAACATATGTTGGTCGACAAGGATTGTACTTTCAATATAGACACAATGCGCCATTAAGTAGACGAATTGATCCAGGAACTACCAACATTATTGACATTTATCTTGTTACACAAGCGTACTATATTGCATATCAAAATTATGTTACTGATTCAACAGGAACTGTACCAGAACCTGCACAACCAACAATTGATGAACTTACTACAAGTTATTCAACCTTAGATCAATACAAAATGATCTCAGATAATATTATTTTAAACAGTGCAACCTTTAAACCATTATTTGGGACCAAAGCCGCAGTTGAACTGAGAGCAACACTCAAGTGCGTTAAGAATCCTTCAAGTACTGCAAGTGTTAGTGAAATTAAAAGTCAGGTTGTATCAAGTATGAACACATACTTTACTATTGAAAACTGGGATTTTGGAAATACGTTCTTCTTTTCAGAGCTTAGTGCTTACTTGCACGATCAATTAGGAAGTATTATTAGTACAGTAGTTCTTGTTCCAGTAGATCCATTGAAGAGTTTTGGTGATTTATATGAAATTCGCAGTCAAGCAAATGAAATATTTGTAAATGCGGCCACAGTCAATGATGTTGAAGTAATTGACGCATTAACTAGTAGCCAATTGCGGACTGCATCAAACAGCGGAGTAGTATAAGCTATGGCTAAAAGAATTCGCTCAGAAGACTTTCTACCAGAAATATTTCAAACTCCTGCTAACAAGCAACTTCTTCGTAGTACACTCGATCAACTTACACAGAATCCAAAGTTAAAGCCAACTGAAGGTTATATTGGTCGTAAGATTGGACCTGGTGTTACTGCATCTGACAGTTATGTATTAGAACCAACTGCTACTAGAACAGATTATCAACTTGAACCTGGCGTGGTACAACTTACACCAAACACCAACACTGTTGCAAATGCAATAACCTATCCAGGAATAATCGATAGCCTCGAGTTACAAGGTGCAAACGTTACACGCGATGATAGACTGTTTGATAGCGAGCATTACAGTTTTGATCCTTTCGTCGACTATGACAAATATGTAAACTTTAGTCAATATTACTGGGTGCCAGAAGGACCTAACAGTGTTGATGTGTTTGCAAATGCAGTACCAATTCGTGACACATTTGATGTTGCGTATACACCCAACGGTTATACGTTTTCAGGAGAAGCCGGAGCATTACCTACATTAACATTTGTTCGTCAGGGCGAATATACATTTGATGTTAACGCTAGTGGACGCCCATTTTGGATTCAAAGCGTTCCAGGAACATCAGGAGTACTTCCTCAACAACCAAACCAAAGCTCAAGACAAGTATTAGGTGTTGCCAACAATGGCGACGACGTTGGCACAGTTGTATTCACAGTTCCTTCAAATACTGCACAGAATTTTTATTTTACGTTAACCGATATTGGTTCAACAGATCTTGTCGAAGACACGTTACAATTTAACCAAATTAACAATCAATATGTAGATACCTTTTTAGACACCAACGCAACCGGTATAGATGGTATAACTGATTTACAAAATCGCACATTAATCTTTACAACAGATACTGATACAGGTTGGGCTGATGAACAACCTTTTGCTAGTGTAAACTTTGATGAAAGTCCATTCAGTGACACCATTCCAATTACTGGCGATGCTAATCGTTATGTACAGTGGAGAATTAACTTCAACTACGCAGATCCTCTTCGTCCATTTATGGAACTTACAAAAGTTAAGAGCATTGCTAACCTAAGCAAAACTTTGATCGAGTATGGTACAAACAATGCTGGCGTTACTTGGTATAAAGATGCTTCAGGAACGTTTGAACGTCAACCATTAATCACTGCAAATCTTGATATACTTTATTATCAAGATGGAAGCGACGAAACAAATTTTGGTGTTATTCGTCTTGTTGAACAAACAAATGCATCAGACCTTAGAATTGAAGATATCATTGGTAAAACAATTTATACATCACCAAACGGTGTTGTTTTTACAAACGGACTTAAAGTACAATTTATTGGAAGTGTTGTTCCAACAAGCTATGAGAATAAAGAATATTACATCGAAGGTGTTGGTACTGCTATTGAATTACTAGCAGTAACAAATTTTATTACTCCCGAAACATATACAATTTCAACCACTGTGCCTTTTGATAGCACAGCGTTTGATGAAGGAAATTTTGATTCAACAAATAATGCTCCAACTGCACAAGATTATATGATAATAAACAGAGCTAGTATAAATCAGAATGCATGGAGCCGTGGTAATAGATGGTTCCATATTGGTGTGCTCGAAGCAACTGCTACCTATAATAATATCCCTCTAGTAATCAACAATGATAATCGAGCTAAACGTCCAATACTTGAATTTAGAAAAAATCTAAAACTTTTTAATTATGGAACACTTGCAACACCTGCAGTAGATATCATTGACTTCAAAGAAACGGATGCATTTTCAAACATCAATGGCACAATTGGTTACAGTGTAGATGGTTATGCGTTTGTTGCAGGATCAAGAGTTGTATTTGCTGCAGACATAGATTTAGAAGTACGTAATAAGATTTATACTGTGAGTTTTGTAGATTTTGAAGATAGTAGTGTACCAGTTATTGATTTGCAACCAGCAAGTCTAACAACTCCTGATATTCCAACCAATACAAATGTTATAGTAACATCGGGTATTACACTTCAAGGAAAATCATATTGGTTTAACGGAACAACTTGGGTATCAGCACAACAAAAAACTGGTGTTAACCAAGCACCACTGTTTGATATATTTGATAGCAATGGTTATAGTTTTAGTGATACAACAGTGTATCCAAGTACAACTTTTAAAGGATCAAAGTTATATAGTTATGCCATTGGTACTGGTGTTACTGATAGTGTTATCGATCAACCATTGAAATATCTAACTATTGCTAATGTTGGTGATATTGTGTTTGACAACAACTTATATGTTGACACATTTGTATATGTCAACGGAACAGTCAGTGCAACAAAAAAGGTTGACACAGGAACAGTTAGACAGTATAATACTATAAGCACATTTGATAAGTTACTTGGATGGCAAACATCATTTGAAACAAATACACAACGACAAAGTTTCAGTTTTGATTATGCTGGAGTTCCGTTAGTATTAGATATTGAAGTACTAAATGATGCATCAAAAATTCCAGTTAAGGTATTTGTTGAAGGACAGTTTGTTCTTCCAACCACATATACATATGCAACCAATAGTGACAATGTAACAGTAATTACTTTTAATGCTAATGTACTAGGACAACCTGATACAGTACCAGTTACTGGTGCTATTGTTGAAACTCAAGTGCTTAGTGATAGTCCAAGCAGTATTGCATTTTATAC